TGCTTCTGCAAGTCTGGCTTCTTCGGCTGCTTTAGCTTCTGCTTCAGCCTTTAGTCTGGCTGCTTCTGCAAGTCTGGCTTCTTCGGCTGCTTTAGCTTCTGCTTCAGCCTTTAGTCTGGCTGCTTCTGCAAGTCTGGCTTCTTCGGCTGCTTTAGCTTCTGCTTCAGCCTTTAGTCTGGCTGCTTCTATTGCAGCTAAACGATCAGCTTCAGCCTTTGCTGCAGCCTCTGCTGCTAATCTATCTTGTTCAGCCTTTAGTCTGGCTGCTTCTGCTGCTAATGCAGCCTGACGTGCTGCTTCCTGCTCTGCAGCAATTCTTGCAGCTTCTGCTGCTAATGCAGCCTGACGTGCTGCTTCCTGCTCTGCAGCAATTCTTGCAGCTTCTGCTGCTAATCTTGCCGCTTCTTGTTCTGCTGCTAATCTTGCTGCAGCTTCTGCTTGAAGTCTTGCATTTTCTATTGTTATCTTTGCTGCTGCTACGGCAGATGTTTTTGCATCAATTCTTGATTGTAGTGCAGCCTTGATGTTTATATTTTGAACAACCGCTGTTGCTGAATCAGCAATTAGTTTTAGACTTTCTGCTATGGCCACTTCAGCAGATGTTGTTAGTAATTGATTCTCATAATTTGTTACAGCAGTATTTGCTGCTGATTGTCTATCTAATTCTTGTTGTGCTGCTAATGCAACAGCAGCCTCAGCATCTAATAATAGTTGATAGTTAGTAACAAGAGCCTTTTGAGTAATTGTTAATGCATCATATTGAGTACGAGCTGTGGTCCAGTTAGAACTTGTAATTGATGATATTACAATGTTTGCTGCAGACTGGTTTGTTGCTGCTATCTCTGCATCTTTTTCTGCTTGAGTCTTTCCAATTTTAATTGTTACTTGATTAGAAATACTAGAGTATAAACTGTTTGTATCGTTATCTGATCTGATGGAAAATGTCCAGGTAGTTCCACTTGGCTTTAAGCTTTCAAGAATTGAGTATGAAACATTTATACTTGTATTAAGTGCATTAGCATCTCCAACATTTCCTGTAGCTATTCCCCATCCACCACCGTCTGCACTAAAGGATATAGCATATCTTTCTGGCTGTGTGTTACCAGTGTTTGGAGCTTCCCAATTTAATACCGCTGCAGATCCGTTATCAGATACAGTTAGATTTCTTGGGGAACCTATTGTTTTTACCACTGGGGCCGCTTGTGAAGTAAAGGCTGATGCTGGAACAATATTCATAGACCCAGACTGATCCCAATAAAGGAATACATTTGCTCCACCGCCATTTTCATAGTACATTAACTCTATGGTTTTTGGAACTCCTGCTGTAAAGGATACTGGAGCAGAAGTTGATCCACCACCACCTTTGTCAACCCAGTCATCTGTTATTAATGTACCGTCAATATAGAGCCTAGTTCCATCATCTCCTGTGGCCATAAATGATATATTTTGAGTAGAATCATTTCTTATTGAGCCCGTAAAACGTACAATAACATCCTCTGAAGGCCCCCCCAAGACGCTTCCACCGCCCCATTGAAAGTCAATGTTGGGAACATTAGTGGTTATGATTGGAGAAGCACCCTGTGGGATATATGGAGAAGCATTTTGACCCAGCACATTGTAGACTTGAGCTGTCAAGCCTTCTGCTGCTTGTGCTTGTATGGGGGCAGCAAAAAGCCAACCTATTGAAAGTAGGAAGGCTGTAAGTATTCTAATCTTTCTAGTCAATTAAACTCTCCTATGTGGCAAAAGTCTTTGTCACCACATCAAAATTATATCACATATGGGTGTTTAACTCATTTAGGATTATCTGTCTTATAAAACCCAGATCCTTTAAATTGTATACCAAATGGTGTGAAATGTCTTGTCATTAATGACTTACAAACATCACATTTATAAATGGATTCTGTATCCATGATACCCCTTGTTATTTCAATGATTGGATGTTCTTCATCATCAATACAACGGTATTCGTATACTGGCATTACTTCCCGCTCTTTTTTCTCGCTTTTGATAAGGCATCAAAATCTTTGACCTTAGTCTCGCCCATATATCCCCACGCATGTCCATCATTAATCATTTTTTGATTGATAGAAATGTCAGACCCGTCTAAAAATACCCAACCTAAAATTCTTCCATACTTTTCTGATGAATCCATTTTTTCTGTTTTAATAACAACTGTCTTTGCTGAATCAATTTGCTGTTTTAAATATGCCTTAGCTTCAAGACCCAATGCTTTTTCCATCTTGTCTGTTGTTCTGCTTTCTGGAGTATCTATTCCAGCTAAACGAACTCTTGAACTAAATGAGATATCAAATCCAAGATCAATGTCTACATCTATTGTGTCCCCATCCACAATCTTACTAACTTTTTTTACATAATACTCAAACATGATTCCCCTTAATATTAATGAGCAGTTTATAGACATGCTCAGGTCCATCCTACGGGTAGCGACCCGTCGTCTGCGACTCCCCAGTGACGGGGTGCAGATTTATATTATACTATTTCTTTCTTCCTCTTACGTGACGATGGGGCAAAGACCTTCTCTTCTGGTGTAAAAGAGTCAAGAATTTCAAATGTTTTTGGTCTTGCTTCTTCTGGAACTAACTTAACAATAAGAACACGAAGGACGCCATTTTCCATGACAACTCCTGTTACGTTCATATATTCAGATAAAGAAAATGTTCGTGTAAATGCTCTTGCACCAATTCCCTTATGAATATATTTGTTTTCATCTTCCTCTGAAGATCCCTTAATCGTTAAGACATTCTTTTCTTGCTCAATAGAAATATCTTCTTTTTTAAATCCAGCCAAAGCTAGTTCGATCATATAAGTATCTTCGCCTACCTCAACCAAATTGTACGGCGGGTAGCTTGTTGAATTATGCATTACCTTTTCGAGATCTTGAAAATGGCGATCCCAACCAATAAAAAAAGGATCTTTAAAAAGATCCAGTGAAAATGTGTTAACCATGTTATTCCTCCTTCAAGCGAATAAATTAATTTAGTGGCCTCCAGTTGGACAGCCAATCTTATTATACCATTTTTTTGAGCGGACGATGAGAATCGAACTCACCCCTTCTGCTTGGAAGGCAGAGGCACTACCAATATGCAACATCCGCAACGTACCCCTAGTAGGAATTGCACCCACGGCCTGATCGGTAGAAACGATTTGCTCTTCTGCTGAGCTATAGAGGTAAACCTAATTAAAAGATCTTTTTCTTTTTATCTTCCATCTTTTTAGTATCAGACTCTGATGCATACAATGCTCTCATCTGTGCTTCAGCTGCGGTTCTGCCAGAGTGACATCCGACAAGTTCTCCAGTATCTTCTTTTACTACAGCGTAACCGCTGCATCCTGCTGCATTTTGTTTAATTTGCCAAGGCATTTTATTCCTCCTAGTTGTTTGGTATATCTGGATTATCTAGTTCAATAATTCCAAAATCTTTTGATACTTTCTTTCCTTCTTCAGTTAACTCAAACATGGCGTTTAAATCTTCATCATATGTGATATTAACCAAACCCATTTCGTACAACTGCATCATAGACTGATCTATATGTTCTGCGTGTGCTTGCCATAAATCTGGTGCCACCTCTTTAGCGATGTCAGTAATTCCAAAAATAAACTCTCCATCTTCTGATATGCCAGCAACTTCTATAGCACCAATCTGTATATAATAATCTAGCATCTCGCCATCTTCTGGCCCTAAATCATCCATTGTTACCTCTCTTGTACACCAGGTAGGACTTGAACCTACGATAGCCGAATTATGAGTTCGGGGCCTTAACCAACTTGGCTACTGGTGCCAAGTGTTTATTGTAACGTACCGTCTTCATTTTTGTCAATAGTTACTTCTACTAACTGCTGCACATAGTCAGAGAAGTGCTTTCTTATGTTTCCAGATGGCCTTGAACCAAGTAACTTCCATAACCTTTTATATTCTATCACATTTGCAAAAGTTGTGGGGCAAAGCAATACCTCGTTGTATTCTTTTAAAACAGTTGGCAGAGGAACATGTTTTCCGCAACACTTACACTCTTTGGCTTTTTCTTGGTAGATGCTCATAGTATAGTCATTCTTTCTATTTCACTTGCTAAGCTGTCTGGCATTCTTGGCGCCCTAATCATATTCATGACTGACTCTTCTTCTTTTGGTTTTCCAAAATCTTGTTCAAACGACATTGATTCATATGTATGAATATTTACTTCTTCATTTGTTGCAAATCTAGTTCTACTTATTGCATTAAATATTGATCCACAAACAGCGTCTGCCAAGTCCTTAGAGCCTTTTCTTGGGTGATCTACTCTGTCTCTCATAATCTTTAGCTGTAATAGCTCATCAACAAGCAGCTGTATTGATGGACCTCTCAGCCTTTCTTCAGCAATAACCATGGCCATATCGTCATAATGTTTCTTGGCCACAGATAATATTTCTGTGTTAACTCCATACTGCTTTAGTTGCTGCATCATGTCATGAGAGTTCCATCGGTCAAATGTGCAAACCTTTATGTTGAATCCCCTTGATCTAAGAGATAAGATATAGTCTTTAACTTCAGTAAAATCAACTGACTTATCTTTTGTTGGTGTCCAATATCTTACTGCATCTACTTCAATAATAGGTGCTGGCTGAGAGTATGTATCAGTAACTTTAACATTAACCCACTTTTGAACATGGGACATTGCAACTGCACAATGGTCATGCTTTTGCGCTAAGTCTACATGAAGAAAATAAACCTTATCTGGATCTGGAACAAACCATTCTTGAAGTCTTCCAAAGCTGTCTACGGCCTGTGCTCCTACATTAAATGCCTTCTCAACCTTTTCTCTAGATTTAAAGAATGCATCAATTGCTTCTGGTGGCATACATGCAAATCTTGAAAGAGCATCGGATGGATTCGTATAAAAAGCTGTTTTAAAATCATCAATTGTTCTAACTGGATTAATTTCCCATGTTGGTCGCTTGAGTGCATAGACCTTTGGGATCTTATAGGAAATTATATGATCTTCTTCCCACTGAATATCAAACTCATTACCTTCTGTTCCATCTGGCAATTCTTCATACATTTTAAATTTATGCTCACGAATAATAGTTTCTTTTTCAGCTACCACCGCATCGTATCTTTGTTGAATATAATCATTTTTATAACGTGGGAAAGAAAGAAGAATTACTTTACCAAAGTCTGGAAAACGAGAATCTACTGAGGCTCTATACATGTCATAGATAGCAGAGCCAGTTTTTGCCTGCTCATGACCAGTTGTATTTTCAATACTGAATCCTGAAATTTCGTCAAGAATGACAACAATAACGTTATATCCTTCCCAAGCCTCACGCTCTGAGTGACCAGAGTGAACTGTAATAGCTTTATCAAACTGAACCTCAGAAGCCTTTGCATTATATCTTCCAACAAACCATGGCGACTTATCGATTCTTGTTTTAAATCCTTTAAAAAAAACATTGTTCGCCTGTTGTGAGTTAATCGCAATGTTAATAATATCTATGCTGTCGCCAGGTGGTTTTCCATAATATGTTGCTGGATCTTTTAAACATAGCAATAAATAAACTATATAAGCTACAGCAATAGTTGAACAGTAATCTTTTCCAGATCCTTTTCCTAACTGAGCAACAACTTCATTTGCTGTTTGCTTTGATCTGATTCTTCCCTCTTCTTCTCCAAAGAGCTTGATGAGAGTTGCTTCTTTATAAATCTGTGAGCTTTTTTCAATTAATGTATATTGAAATTCAGACAAAGGTGGCAGGCCAAGATACTCTGGTCCGTTCACAAATGTTCTTAAATCAACGGGCTTTTCGTCAAATTCTTCTCCGTCAAGCATGTCGATTAGATCTGAAAAATCAAACGACATCTGCGTCCTCAATTACAACTGACTCTACTACCCCAGTAATCTGAGAGAGCCTCTTTGCAACATCCATCTTACATTTAGGACAGGTCGATGTAACCTCTTTTAATATTCTTACTAATATGTCTTGCTTTCGCTCAGTGTCTGCAATTTGTCCTGCAAGTTCTGCGTTGTCCAACAAACCTACCTGTTGCAACATTCCAATTCTTTTGGTTTCAATGTCTGAGATAAGCTTTAATGCATTGGCCTTAACATTTAGTTGACCAGATTGATCTGCGTCCTCTACGGTCTTCCAGGCCTCTTTAATGAGCATTGCGTAGTGTTGGTCTGCTCCAGATATTGCTTCCTTGGCACGCTCTCTTGATGAGTTGTCATTATGAACAACAGACTTCCATTCATCAATAAGCTCAATTACCTCTGCTCTTTTAAATCCAGTCAAAGTTGCAATTGCTGTAGGATTATTTCCCTTCAATAATTCCTCAACAACTTTATTCATGCGATCATAATGATCTGCTAATTCAATTTCTATTGTAATCATCCTCTATTCTTTGAATATCATCTTCTCCAAAGTAGGTGCCTGTTTGAACCTCTATAAACTCTACAGGACTCTGTTGAGACTCTATTCTATGAAGATCGCCAGCTTTTATATCTATAGAATGTCCTGGTGACATAATTTTGCTTACCCCGTTTATTGTTACATATGGATTGCCAGAAACTATAAACCAATGCTCATGTCTTTTCTCATGCTTTTGATAAGATAATCGTTTTCCAGATTCAACATAGATGTATTTTGTCTTATGGTTATCTGATTCATTTAGAATCTGATAGTAACCCCATGGTCTATTTTCTATACTCATTAGATAATTATACTTCTAGTCGACTGAAATAGCAAGCTTCTTAGCGATTTTAAGTAAGATTAAATAACCAATCATATCGTCAATATCATTATCTCCTGCAAATCCTGATCCATTTTTAATACGATTGATCTTGTCATCGATACGAATTTTAATTTGCTCTTGATTATCAGCTTGAGAAAATATGCGAATAGGGCTCAATGCTGAGTCTCCATACGATATATTTTTTTTAATTAACATCTCTGCAATTTCAAGACACTCTGTAATTATCTTATTACCTGATGGTGCATCAGTTGCTAATAACTGTAAGTCTGCTGTCCATAATTGATATCCATTATCTTTGTTTGGATAACCCGCCATTATTCCATCTCCTTATATAATTGCTTAAGACCCTTTAATGTGCCTATGTCCATATATTTACCGCCTGGCTTTACCGCTCTAATATCTAGACTCATATCTATCCATTCTTGTATCTGTTTTCCTGGATGCTCTAATTCAACGTCTATGTATCTTATCAAATTTTTACGAAATAGCATAGTGCCCCACATATCAGGGTAATCACAGCTACTTGACTTATCCTTAGAAGAAAGAACTTTATCTCCAGATATTAATACTTGACCAACCCTACCTTTTAATTCTTCGCTACATCCCCATGCACCTAGAACTAAATCTCCAGGAGATTTTATCATCTCTTTATAAATATTTTTTTGAGTACCTAGAATATATGTATCTGGCATTCCGACTAAAACAGTATCGTTATAATCTCCAACCATAAACTTAACTGCATCAGACATTGTTGATGGCTCACGTACGATAAGCTTAATATTCATATCCATATTTTGAATAATTGGAACCCACTCTGCTCTAGTTGAAACCCTAACTTCATCGCAAACCTCAAGCATTTGCTCTACATGCCACTGCAGAAGAGATCTTTCATCAGAAATAGGTAAGCAAAACTTAGGTATTCCTCCTACCCTTGCGGCTTTACCAGAAGCTGGCAGAACTCCTATAGTGCTCATTGATTATTAGCCTGACTTTTTTGTACATCTTCAACAGTTAAATTTTCAAAAATTGAATCCTTTTTCCAAGCTACGTAGTTTTCTAGTCTTCCATCTCCCCAATAAAGATGTTTAACGTCTACATCCAAAAGCCTGCGAGCATCATTGCCACCAAAACTAAAGAATTTATTTTCTTTTGCAATTGTCAACTCGTTAAACTCAAGTGTTCTCTGCTTTAAATCTCC